TAGTTTTTCTGCTTACATAGATAGTTTACTAAAAACAGCTAGAGAGACCAAAAAAGGTTTTGATACATGGAATATGTATAATGAAGAAATAGGGAAACTTATCTTCTTAATTAAGAAATATCCCAAAGATATCTTAGTCACAGGTCACTCTGCAAACGTTGAAACTGAGACAGGAGTCTTAGAGAGACGTATGGCTGTAAAAGGAAATGAATGGAACAAGACAGGGGTTGAAAAGGACTTCACTATAGTAGTCTTTGCAGATGTTATGATGAAAGATAATAAGAGAGATTATATCTTTAACTTATTGTCAGACGGAACTACATCAGCTAAAACTCCCCCAATATTTCTACCTGAGGGTAAAGAAATCATTCCAAATGATTGTAATGAATTCTTAACCCATATCAGAACAACATTGTCTAATTCTAAATAATTTTAAGGAGTAATATGATATATAACGTAACAGATAAGATCGAATCCGAAGTTCGGTCTAACAATTTTATGAGTCCTGGGATTCATGATAATTGTGAATTAAAGCATAAAGATGGTGAAACATATCCAATAGTTTATGGAGAATCACCTAAAGGCAAAAAGTTTGCAGCATTTCACTTTATTAATGACAAAAATGAAACACTCATTCATACTGAATGGGAACCTGTTGATATTGATAATGAGAAGTTGGCAAATAAGACCAATAATCAGATCAAGAGATTTAAACACATTATAACAAAGTATGTACCTAAAGAAAGTTTCGAGGGATTTACAGTAAATAACTTTGAAGAGTTCGTTAAGAAGAGCATACAAATATTAGGTAAAAAGTATGTAGGTGTTAAAGTGAGACTTAAAGTCACTCTAAATAACGCAAACTATACTTCATTTCCTAACTATACACCATTCATAGAATTGATGTCAGTTCCTAAATCAGATTCAGTTCTAAGTATAAATACCGCAATGGATAAAATGGTTAAAGATCGTCCAGATGTAGAAACATCAGGTTCACCTAACCCTTTTGCAACAGTTAACTTAGCAACTGCAGCCAAAGACTTAGATGTACTTAATGGTACCGTCATAGATGATGAACCACCGTTTGCATAATAAACAATAATTATGGAAATAAAACAAGATTTTGTATATAAGGGAACCAGAATTCTGTTCAATGATAAAGCTATACAAAAGCGAAATATATTGAATAAATTTTCCAAGTATCTTATCAAGAAAGGTTTTATTGAAATTTTTATACCAATAATACAATTTCAAGAAACATTTAAAGATAAGATAGGTGATAATAAAAACTTAATGTTTAATTTTAAAGATCGTGGAGATAGAGACATATGTCTTGCTCCAGAGTATACTGCTATATGTCAAAAATTAGCTACAACACAATTCAAATATAATAATGATATAATGTTATTTTATATTGGAGAATGTTTTCGTGGTGAAAAACCTCAAAAAGGTAGATATAGGCAATTTACTCAATTAGGTATTGAGATATTAAACCCTACAAAAGACTATTCTAATTTTATAAAGCAAGTAGCTGAGAATTTACTTAGGTTATTAGATTTGGATTTCAAAACAAATACTGATGTCACTCGTGGTTTAGATTACTATGAACAAGGTAAAGGTTTTGAAATTGAAATTGAGTCATTAGGATCACAAAAACAAATTTGTGGTGGAGGTAAATATGATAATGGAATAGGATTTGCTATTGGAATTGATAGGTTATTGGAAATATAAAATAGTATAATGATCTATGATGTAGATAAAGTAATAGATGTTTTAACTTTAGACGAAATATTGAAACATACTACAGAGTATGATATATACTCGTACTATTTAGGGTCAAAGTTTGAAGTGGGGAGGATTATGTCTTCCCCCTTCAGACAAGATCTTAAACCTTCATTTGGTATATTTAAGAACAAAGATGATACTGCACTATTATGGAAAGACCAAGCTACAGGAGAATGTGGGAATGTAGTTACTTTTGTGAGGAAATTACGTGACCTTTACCATAATAAACAAGCACTCAAATTAATATGGGACGAAGTAGTATTAAACCATATACAATATACTGAAAGAGGTAAACAAGTTGCTGAATTATTTAAATCAGCAAAAACTATAATATCTGTCAAAAGACGTAACTTTTCTGAGACAGATAACGTATACTGGGATAGATATGATATTGATAGGGATACTCTGAAACACTTTAATGTATACCCAATATCATTCTTTTGGATTAATGATATACAGCAATCATTGATTCATAGTAAAGAAGACCCAATGTATGCCTACAAAATATTTGATAAATTTAAGATATACAGACCATTATCTAAACTTAAGAAAGATAAATGGCGTACCAATTGTTCATTCATAGACTTGCAGGGATATGAACAATTACCAAAGACTGGTAAATTATTAATTATCACAAAATCATTAAAAGATGTTATGGTTCTATATGACCTAGGTTACAATGCTGTAGCCCTACATTCAGAAAATGATAACTTAAGTAAAGAAGTATTCTCAGACCTATCAAAGAGATTCAAAAGGATAATAGTATTTTTTGATAATGATAAACCAGGTTTAGACGCAAGTAATAAATTATGTGAGAAGTACAACCTACAAGGAGTACATATAGATTCTAGTCTCCTAACCTTATATCAGGTTAAGGATATTAGTGATTATATTGCAGTATTCCCTAAAGGTATTAAAAAGTACGTACAATCATTAATAAGGCCTATTAGAGACGTTTAGAGACACTATCGTATATTCACTGGTAGATTTATACTCCCAGAGGAGATCGTGTCTTAAACACGCTAGAAATGGCCTCTACGTTGAAATTAATAAAATGACTAAGAAAAAAGAACTTATTTGGTTACTTAGTTTATGGTGCAATAGAGGTAATATGGGGGATAAAGAATTAATAGAATATTTTAAAATTCTATGTGATTTTCCAGAATATTTTAATGTACCAGAACCTATACAAAGACAAGGCACATTTATATACACTATAGAATGGAAAAATAAATTTAATGAAGATTTAATAAAATGCCTAGAAAACAAGTAAAGCTTACATCACCAAACCGTAAGATTAAAAATGCACAGAAACTTGTTGTTGATGGAAAGTCATTTAGGAGCAGATTAGAAGTATACTGCTATCAAAGATTAAAAGAAGAGAATATCGAATTTGAATACGAAAGCACTAAATTTTGTCTATTACCAGACTTTAAGTATAATGGCATATCAGCTGAATCATACAGTAAGGGAGGTAAGTGGTCTTTTGGTGAAAAAAGTAAAGATATTAGAGGTATAACCTATAAACCAGATTTCTTAAATTTAACAGATGGTTGGTTAATTGAGTGTAAGGGGTATCCTACCGACTCATGGCCTAATAAATGGAAACTATTTAAATATCTACTAAGTACTAGTGGATTAACATTAGATCTATACCTACCAAAAAACCAAGGACACATTGATTTGTGTATTGAATTAATAAAAAAGAAGTTGATAGAGAGGCAACAATAAATAGTAGTATGGACATACTAGCAAAGAAAAAGACTTTAACGAGTCAGTTTCTTATGCCATTACTATTTGAGAATAAACAATTTAACAAAATAATACCAGACTATGAATCATTTGTAAATGCATACATAGCTGACTTTGATAAACCAGCACATGATAATAGAATCATATTGGTTTTTAATAAGAAGCAAAAAGACCTACCAGAATTAGATAGAATAGATTACTATACAAAAAAGATCAAGGATGCAGGAGATGAAGTCTACTGCTATGTATATGATATACCTGATGAACTAAGTGAGAATTACACTCACTGGTTAATGGGTAAATATTCATTCTTTACTGATAGAGCAAAACAGATTATACTAAACTTCTGGGATGCAGGAGAAGATACCTTACTATATGGAGCATTATATAAGAAAGGTGATGCTATCCCTAAGTTTTATAAGAAACATTTTAATAAGAATATAAACAAAAAATGGATCAATGATGATGAAGAATGGTGGATAGAACCTACTTTGAATCAAGAGATCTATGGAACATAAT